GAAGACTATAAACCCAAACTCGATAACGTTACATACTATTGTTGTAAGACAGAAGGTGAATTGTTTGAGAGATTTGTTAACTTTTGGAAGAAAGATCCGCCTGATATTCTGACCGGTTGGAACACCGAGCAGTTCGACATTCCTTATATTATCAATCGAGCTAAGAACTTACTCGGTGAAGACTTCATTAAACAGCTCTCACCCGTCGGTCAGGTACACTATAGAGAAAACTTTGCTAAGTTTGGTAAAGAGATGGGTCGGTGGTATATTTCTGGTATTAGCTGTTTGGACTACATGGAAATTTACAAGACGTACTCCAAGGGTGATAGAGAGTCGTTCTCTCTAAACTACATTTGTGAATACGAACTTGGTGAAGGTAAACTAGCAATCAATGCTACTAATCTTTCTTCGCTCTCTGAAACTGATTGGGAAAACTTTGTCGATTACAACATTCAAGACGTTGATCTACTTCGTAAACTTGAAGAGAAGCTAAACTATCTTAAAATTATTCGACTCTTGTCTTATAAAGGCTGTACAAACTTTGAGAGAGCTTTAGGTAAGGTATCAATTGTAACGGGTGCTATGACGCTCCAGGCACAGAAGCAAGGATACGTCATTCCTACCTTTAAGAATGAAACTGAAAGAGAATCTCTTGAAGGTGGTTACGTTAGAGATCCAGAGAGAGGTCTTAAAGAGGCTATTGTATCGTTTGACGTTAACTCACTGTACCCTAACACCATTATTACCCTTAACATTGGTTCTGAGACGAAGTTAGGTAAAATCGTAACCGGTGATCCCGAATACGATAAGGAAGTTGAGATCAAACTTGAGTCAGGCGGTATGTTTAAAGTTACTACTGATAAACTCAAGAAGTTCTTAAAAGACGAAAACGTCGCTCTATCTAAAGCAGGGGTATTGTACTCGCAGAAGTTTAAAGGTGTCTGTCCTAACCTGATTAATAGTATCTATGACGAACGTGTCTATGCACGTAACGAGATGCTTAAGCTTAAAAAGACAAAGCAGAAGGATAAAGAAACAGTAGGTAAGATTCAATACTTTGATACACTTCAATACACGTTAAAGATCCTTCTTAACTCCATTTACGGTACGTTTGCTAACAAGCATTCAGCGTTCATGGATATTGATAACGCTTCGTCGATTACTTTGACTGGGCAAGCTGTTGCTAAAGCAGGCGGAGCCATTGTAGATACCTGGGCTAAAGAAAAGTTTGGTATTACTGAATCGCTTATTATTGCCGGAGATACAGACTCTCTATATACAACAATTCAGCCTATTCTCGACAAACTGGGTCTACCTTTAGTTAAAGACGGTAATATTACTTCTGAGGCTCATCAGATCATTAATGCCATGGAAAAACATCTCAATACTGAGATCATTAACTGGGCTAAAACTGATCTTAATTCTGCTGATCCTCGATTTGTCTTTAAACGTGAAGCTATTGCTGACGTTGGGTCGTTCTTACAGAAGAAGCGTTACATTATTCATATCTTGGACGAAGAGGGCGTTCCTACTAATAAGTTTAAGTATGTAGGTGTTGAATTGGCACGGTCAACAACCCCTAAGGAAGTAAAGGCCTTGATTAAGAAAACTATTGATACGGCCTTCCTTACAAAAGATATTAAGAAGACTAATGAAGTGTTCCGGGAGGCTTACGATCACTTTAAAAACTTGGATGTATCTGAAGCCGCTTTCCGTAAGGCTGTAAAAGAGCTAGAAAAGTATTCAGGTGGTGCTTCATTACATAAGTTTAACCTCGGTACCCCTTGTCACGTAAAAGCTGCTCTTGCCTATAACTTCTTACTTGAGAAGATGGATATACAGACCAAATATGAAAAAATTAACTCTGGCCAGAAGATCAAATACTTCTACGCTATGAAAAATCCTTATGGTCTAGATGCTGTAGCGTTTACTGGAGAGTACCCTGGAGAGTTTCACGAGATTAAGATTGACTACGATAAAATGTTCGGTAAAATTGTAGCTCCTCCTATTGAACAGGTTTATGAAGCTATCGGATGGAGATTGCCGGTAATTGGCAAAGAAGTTCAAACAGATTTATTTGATTTATTTGGAGACTAATTTATACTTTCAACTATGCTTATATCACACGAAACACCGGTATCGTTGCTCCCCTACTCTTGGGGATATAACGATTACTGCTACTGCTTGGTGCATTTATTACCTGAGAATCAAAAATACAAAGACTTTTATTTTAAGTCCGTAGAGTGCGGCCGTCATGTTTTATTAGATACATCTGTTTTTGAATTAGGGGAAAGCTTCGACCCAGAACAATATGCATATTGGGTCAAAACATTGAAACCAACAGAATATATTATTCCTGATGTTCTAGAAGATACTGAAGGTACTTGTAAGTCGATGGATAGCTTCTTGTCGAAGTATTCTGATCTTCCGGGTCGTAAAATCGGGGTAGTTCAGGGCAAGACATATCAGGAAATTGTTGACTGTTATAACTTCGTAGCACCTAAAGTTGACAAAGTAGCTATCTCTTTTGACTACTCTTATTATCTAGAACATTGGTCAACATCAGAAATTAGAGTACCTGAGTTCGTCAAACAACACGAACAAAATAAATGGTTTAAGTATGCTTTAGGTCGTGTACTGCTACTTGACAATCTTTATAACGACGATATTCTCGATGTAACAAAACCACACCATCTCTTAGGTGCATCAGTACCTTGGGAATTTTCACTCTATGCTAAAAACGATCTGTCAGAATATATTGAAACTGTTGACACTTCAAATCCTATTGTGGCAGGTATTCTTGGTAAAAAATACAAATCCGAATACGGATTGTCAGAAAAATGGTCAGTAAAGCTTGTTGACTTTATTGATGCTGAATTGACTGAACAACAAGTTTACGATTCATTCTGGAATATTACTCAATTTAGAAAATTATGCAGGTAAAAAAACGCACCTGGGGTACTTTTTTCTCTCAGACAGGTTCTGAAATCTATAAAATTTCTAAACATATCGATAGAGTACCTGATATTATTATAACTAATAAATCGAAAGATAAGATTTTAGAAATTAATCCCGATCTATTTGATGAGTATTTGGATAAGATTGTGTGGTTACCTCAAAAGCCTGCAGTTGAAGATTATATACGAGTTATACCCGAAGGCAGCTTTGTAACCCTACACGGATGGCTGAGGATTATTCCGCCTGAAGTTTGTGATATGTACGAAATATACAATCTTCATCCTGCACCTATTCATTTAGAAGGATATGAAAAATACAAGGGTAAAGACCCCCAGGTTAGAATATTTAAAGATAAAGCTAAGTACTCAGGTAATGTTATTCACAAATGTATTGCAGAATTGGATGCCGGGGAAATTTTAGCTAAGAATCAATTTGATGTACAGGGCTTTGACCTTGACATGGTGTTTAAACTAACACATGCAAAAGCTACAGAACTGTGGTGTAGTTTTTTGGAGAATAGGTTATAATACATAAATTATGAGAATAAGCTTCAGTGGTGCACAAAGCACTGGAAAGTCGACGCTCTTGCAAGAGTGTAAGAAAATATACAGAGATTATGAATTCGTGGATGAGGTTACTCGTCATGTGAAGCGTACTTACGGTGTAAGTATTAATGAAATAGGTAAGGACGAAACGCAGCTATATATTTTATCTGAACATATTAAAAATCATTTAAGAAATGATAAGAACTTAATTCTTGATAGATGTATTCTTGATGGTTGGATATATACAAAGTATCTAGTGGTTAATGGGAAGGTGTCTGAGCAAGTTTTGCATGCTTTTAATGGAGTGTTTAGTTTTTTGATAGATAAACTAGATTATATTTTTTATACTGATCCGTCAGACGTTAAACTTGTCGATGACGGTGAAAGATCTGTGGATTATAAATTTAGAGAAGATATAATTGATATGTTTGAAGATCTTATTAACTATAAGCTATCGCCTAAAAACAAACAAAAAATTGTTCGTCTTCAGGGAACTATCGAAGAGCGTATGAAAATTATTAACAACTATTTAAAACAATGAGTACTAACCTATCCGATATCGCAGCTAAAACACTCGGTTCGTCAGCTTCTTACGCTGTCTATACTGAACATTTTGACCCTTCACTCCTTAACCCTATGCCTCGTAAACTAGCACGAGACGGCTGGGGTATTAAAGGAAGTGAATTCGTAGGGTACGATACCTGGCACTGCCACGAAGCAACATTTATTCTTGATAACGGCGCCCCTATTGCTGGTACTTTAAAATACACTTACTCATCAGATTCTGAGTACATGGTAGAATCTAAATCAGCTAAACTCTATCTCAACTCTTTTGATATGTGTAAGATGGGCTCCACTATTGAGAAAGCTATTGAGAATTACGAACAGCAAGTTAAAAAAGACTTAGAAGAAGCTTTAAAGACTACTGTTGAAGTTAAATTCTTCAAATCAGGTGAAGATGCTAATGGTATCTTTCCTTTAAATGATTATCTTGATCTTCATGACTTCTTAGGTAGAGATCTTGAATCGCTTGAAATTACCGATTATAGCGCTGAAAAGAATCATATTGAATTTGAAAAGGTTGGTTTTGCTGGAAAAGGTTTTACTCCGGATAACAAACCTCTTTATGTAAACCGCTTTTTTACAAATGCTTTGCGTTCTCGTTGCCGTCATACAAAGCAGAAGGATACAGGAGCTGCTTATATCTCTATCAATACAATTGATTCGGTCATTAAGCCTGCCTCATTGTTTAAGCAAATTGTCTCTCTAAGAGAGGTTAATGAATTTCATGAGTTTTGCGCAGAAAAGCTTTATACCGAGATCATGAAACATCCTGAAGTAGATTCATGCTGTGTTACATTATTGTACTCTCGCCGTGGTTCTCTGGATATTAACCCCTGTCGTGCAACTAATCATAATATGCTGCCTGTAGCTCTCTACAATACCAAGTATTACACAAAAAAGGCTATGGGGCAGTAGAATTTTACAACCAGCAAACATAATATATAAGACTATGAGTAACTCAGAAAATAAAATTGTAGTG